ACTGAAGATATCATTGAGTTTGTCCGCTCATTCTATGATAAAGAAACTGGAGCGTTTCCAAAAGGTGAAACAGGCGTGGTTATTTCCGCTCGTAAGCGTTTTGGTGATTCCGTAGGGGATCTAGTCGAGAAGTTTGTATCCAAACTGACAGGGAACAAGGTACAAGTTGAAGACGACGAAGATGTAGAAGAAGGTAGCATTAAGTATATGCACAGTTTGAAAGCCAAAGGTCACAGCGATGAAGAAATAGCAAAAGAACTAAACATGTCCGCTGATGAAGTTAAAAAGGCTATGAGTAAAACTGTGGAAGATGAAGAAAAAGACAACAAAGGCTATACTGATAAAGAAATCAAAATGGCATTTGGTGTACTTAATGATAAACGATTCAAAGGCGGTAACTACACAGGTGCTGTTGAAGTAATTGAAAAGATTGCTAAAGGATTATCCAAACACCCTAGTGTTGCGAAAGCACTACAGAGAACAAACGAAGATTTGGACTACATCACAGACAAATTGGCAAAATTACTAAGATAAAATTCAGAAATTTAGTTGACTTTTAGGTCAAGACTAAATATAATAGTAGATATGTTGTTAGAGAAACTATCTACAACAGGCACATATATTAAAGGCAAACAAGGAGGCTTATTATGGCAACATTAGCAGAAATTCGTGCAAAACTACGCGAACAAGAATCACGCACTGGTGGTTCAAATCAACAAAGCGGCGGCGACAACGCAATTTACCCACATTGGAATATGGCAGAAGGAACAGAAGCATTACTTCGTTTCTTACCTGACGCTGATCCAGATGCTACTTTCTTTTGGAAAGAGCGTTTGATGATCAAACTTCCTTTTGCGGGAATCAAAGGTCAAACTGATTCACGTCCAGTGACAGTTAACGTTCCATGTATGGAAATGTATGGAGAATCATGTCCTGTACTACAAGAAGTACGTGGCTGGTTTAAAGATCCTTCATTGGAAGATCAAGGTAGAAAGTATTGGAAAAAACGTTCTTACATTTTCCAAGGCTTTGTAGTTGATAATCCAATTAGTGAAGACTCAACTCCAGATAATCCAATTAGACGTTTTATTATTGGTCCACAAATTTTCCAAATCATCAAGGGTGCTTTAATGGATCCAGAGATGGAAGAACTTCCTACAGACTTTGTAAGAGGTGTAGACTTTAGAATTAAGAAAACATCTAAAGGTGGATATGCTGACTACTCAACATCACAATGGTCACGTAGAGAACGTGCTTTGAGTGATCAAGAGAAAGCGGCAATTGACACACATGGATTGCATAACCTTAATGACTTCTTACCTAAGAAGCCAACAGACGTTGAAGTTAAAGTTATTCAAGAAATGTTCGAAGCATCTGTTGATGGTGAAGCATATGATCCAGAGCGTTTTGGACAGTACTTTCGTGCTCCAGGCATGAGTGCTCCAACTGGTGATCCGAATAAAGGTGCAAGTGCGCCTGCGGCGGCTCCAGCAACTCCGGCTCCTACTCCAGCATCTGAGCCAGTAGCAGAAACTGTAGCACAACCTGCTCCAGCGGCAACTACTGCAAGTGCAAATGAAGACAAACCAAGTAGTGAACGTGCTAATGATATTTTAGCAATGATTCGCAACCGTCAATCATAAGGAGTAATCATGGCGAAACCATTTGACGTTAGTAAATTTCGTAAGAATCTGACCAAGAGCATTACTGGTCTAGGTGTAGGTTTTAACGATCCAACTGACTGGGTTTCGACCGGCAATTACGCACTTAACTATCTTATCTCCGGGGATTTCCATAAAGGAATCCCCTTAGGTAAGGTAACAGTGTTTGCTGGCGAATCCGGCGCAGGTAAAAGTTACTTTGCTTCAGGTAACATTGTAAAGGCCGCCCAAGATCAAGGTATCTTTGTAGTTCTAATTGACTCAGAGAACGCACTTGATGAAAAGTGGCTACAAGCACTGGGTGTTGACACAGACGAAAGCAAACTGCTTAGACTGTCAATGTCTATGATTGACGATGTAGCAAAAACAATTAGTGAGTTTATGAAAGACTACAGATCAGACTATGATGCTGTAGACACAACAGACAGACCTAAGGTATTGTTTGTAATCGACTCACTGGGTATGTTGCTAACTCCAACAGATGTTGATCAGTTTGGTAAAGGTGATTTGAAAGGTGACATGGGTAGAAAACCCAAGGCACTAACAGCACTTGTACGTAACTGTGTTAATATGTTTGGTAGTTACAATGTAGGTATGGTATGTACTAACCACACATACGCTTCGCAAGACATGTTTGATCCTGATGATAAGATCAGTGGAGGACAAGGCTTTGTGTATGCTTCATCTATTGTGGTAGCAATGAAAAAATTGAAACTAAAAGAAGATGAAGATGGTAAAAAGGTAACAGATGTGCGTGGTATTAGAGCCGCTTGTAAGGTTATGAAAACACGTTACGCAAAACCGTTTGAAGGCGTACAAGTAAAGATTCCATATGAAACAGGTATGGATCCTTACAGTGGACTAGTAGACTTGTTTGAAAAACAAGGAATTCTAAAACAACAAGGTAACAGACTTAAATTCGTTAACAGCCGTAATGAAGAAATCCTAGAATATCGTAAAGATTGGACAGGAGAAAAATTAGAAATCATTATGGAAGACTTTTCCAAGATTAAGCATAAGTACGAAGATGCTGAAACTCCAGTAGAAGAGGAGACAGCCGAACTTATAACTAACGAGGAAAAAGTCAGTGACGGAAATGAGTGAAGATCAACTTATCGACCTTTGGGACATCTTTTCAGAGTATGTTCCAAAGGCTAATAAAGAACAATTAGCAATGCAGTTTGTTAAGTGGTGCCAAGACAACGGAGTCGACGAAGACATACTCTATGCCCTAGGTGCTGAAGATCCCTATCTAGGTGAAGCAGTAGAAGATATACAAGGCAAAAGAGATGAAGAGGAAGAAGATTGGGACGATGACGCATACAGCAGTGACGATGAAGAGTGGGATTAAATGATTAATTGGTATTCTAGGATTACCCAAGATATTGCTAACATTCCTAACGCTATTCTCTGGTATGAAGGAGAATTAGAAGAAGCACGTAAGGAAACTAGACTGTTTGGAAACTTAGAAAAGCAAGCCGCAAACTTGCCTGGTATTGTTGAAGAACGATTTGGTCAGTTACAAGAGATTGAGGCAATTCTAGAATACTTAAACATTGAACTAAGAAGAACCCGTAGCAAGTTCTTTAAACAATATCTAGAAAACTATCAAAGAGCATTATCAAGTCGTGACGTTGAAAAATACGTCGACGGCGAAGCAGACGTTGTTGATTTTGAAAAGATTATCAACGAGTTTGCCCTGTTGCGTAACAAGTGGTTAGGAGTCATGAAGGGCATTGACATGAAACAATGGCAGATAACTAATATTACCAAGTTACGTGTAGCAGGAATGGAAGATGCCTCAATCTAATAAACGTTTTAAATCTTGTCCTAATTTACACTATTGTAACGATAATTATTGGCAACGTGTGTTTAATAAAACCAAGTTCGCCAGATAAATTTACCCCTATAATATACGCATATAAATACCAGTATGAAAACAATCGTATTGGTAACAGGTGGCTTTGATCCACTACATTCAGGACACATTGCCTACTTTGAAGCCGCGGCAAAACTCGGCGACGAATTAATAGTAGGCCTTAATTCAGACGCTTGGCTTACCCGTAAGAAGGGTAAACCTTTTATGCCACTTAAAGAGCGTGTTGCTATTATAAGCAACTTACGTATGGTTAGTGGTTGCATCGACTTTGACGACAGCGACGAAGGTGCAGGTGGCGCTATATTCAAATGCAAAGAAATTTTTGGAGTGGATGCAAAAATAATCTTTGCTAACGGCGGTGATCGCAGTGTAAAAAATATTCCAGAACTTGTAATGTATGGCGATGATCCGCAAGTAGAATTTGTATTTGGAGTTGGCGGAGAAGATAAAAAGAATTCCAGTAGTTGGATATTAGATGAATTTAAACATCCTAAAGTAGTAAGACCGTGGGGTTGGTATAGAGATCTATACACTATAGGAAAAGGAATCAAAGTCAAAGAACTGGTCATAGAACCAGGAAAACAACTATCAATGCAGAAGCACAGCAAACGTTCTGAAATGTGGTATGTGCTTAAAGGCAAATGCAAAGTCCTAACACTGTTAAATAATGTACCCGATGAAAAAGTTTTGAATAGTTTAGGTATAGGCTATGATATAGGTAGTGAAGTTTGGCATCAAGGAGTAAATCCTTACCAAGAACCTTGTCATATACTAGAAGTTCAACACGGAGAAGAATGCGTTGAAACGGATATCATGCGTATTGGTGTTGATGAAAACTATGGCAAGGAAGGACAACAAGAATAATGAATACTGTATACATTGGTTACGATACCAGAGAAAAAATCGCCAGTGATGTTTGCGAATATAGTTTACGTCATACAACAGAAGAACCGATTGATATAAAATATCTCAAACTTAATGAACTTAAAAAGAAAGGCATCTATACCAGAGGAGAAGATGCTTTAGGTTCAACGGAGTTTACATTTAGTAGATTCCTAATTCCATACCTACAAGATTATAAAGGCTGGGCACTGTTTTGTGACTGTGATTTTTTATGGTTAGACGATGTTGACAAAGTGTTTGCACAGCGAGATGACAAGTATGCTGTAATGTGTGTGCATCATGATTATACACCTAAAGAAGGTGTAAAGATGGATGGTAAGCAACAAACACTATATCCAAGAAAGAATTGGAGTTCAATGGTGTTATGGAACTGTGAGCATCCTAGCAATCAACAGGTTATTCCTTCAATGGTTAATAATGAAACTGGTAAGTTTATGCATCGCTTTAGTTGGCTTAAAGACGAAGAGATAGGAGCAATCAGTCATGAATGGAATTGGTTAGAAGGTTGGTACAAAGAACCGCAAGATGGAAAACCAAAAGCAATTCATTTTACTGAAGGCGGTCCTTGGTTTAAAAACTGTCAAGATGTTGACTATGCTAGCCTGTGGATTGAAACTGCAAATAAAACTGGCACAAAATGGTCTCCATTGTAGGAATCAGAGGATCTATAAAAGCAACATCGGCATTAGAAGTTGGATTTAAAAGACACGGTGATAGTTATACACTAGTTGATTATCCACAAGATATCAAAGATGCTGATTGTTTTATACAGACTAATCTTTTAAAACCTAAATTTTACAAATTGCAAGATCGTGCAAGTGCTTATCAATTTATTCTTGATTCTGGAAAACCATTTCTAGTTT